TCCCGACAATCTGTCGGTGTTGTTACTCTCAATCATCATTAGCCTCATACACCAAGTGGTGTATCTCATTCATCCATATCATGTCCTTAACGTCGTCTTCAGACATATATTTGACACACATCTCGACCACCGAGGTGGGGTCGAGGACGCCATCGTCGATAAGCTCCAACAGAGCGCAAGTGACATCAATCATTACTAACTCCTCTTTTTCACACTAGAATCGAATTATACCATACTGTGTATAGTATGTCAAGTCTAAAAACAAGTCTAAAAACAAGTCTAAAAAACCTGAAATATCTACTCCCAGCCCCACTCGGGTAGCACGTCTAGCACGTCTCTTAACGGGACAGGCTCTGTTCTTATGTACCACCCGTTGCATCCACAGGACGGTGATTGCCCACGCTGAAACGCTCGCACCACATCAGAGAGCTTGTGAATAACAAGTTTTCCGCAACTACCATCCTCGCCATTGCATACGCATAACCAGTCTTGCTCTTCCTGTGGCAGGTTGTGGTAATTCTTTGCTTGGCGTCGCTGCTCCATCGAGCCGTGCTTGCGTATCTCCCGGGAAACTATGGTGAGCAGTCCAAAAGTTTTCCCGGCATATTTTGGTCCAGAGTCCAGCGTATGAAGCGTTAAAAGTCTTGTCGTGCCGTTGGATTTTCTAATCATGAATGTGTGCCCTTTAGTACGAAGTGTTTTGCTTTGTTTTCAATGGTTTGGGATTTTCTTATATGTATTTAATTTTGGAACGGGTTGCATGTACTTGAATTTCCTCATGTTCCACAAACTCATGTGCACTGCATCAATACGGTACCGTATGGTGGGTGTTTTTCTCAATTAAATCAATCATGTTCCGTTTGTTCCGTAAAGTTAATTCTCCTTGTTCCACGGGATGTGCTTGATAACATTGATTTGTTCCATAAATCAGCGATTTTCAAAATTATACACGCGCCTGAGAGAGAAAAAATGTTCCGATGTGCCATAAATTTTAGGTTTTTAGTACCCTCTCTCTTAGAAAAATATATATAGCTGCTTATGTAAAACGTAGTTTTTTGTAACTCGTGCAGATTTTTCTGCGCCAGCGATTTTTTTCTCGGATTTTTGGAGATACATAATTTTTATGGAACAACGGAACAAAGTCTTTTTTTCCAACGATATCAAGTACATCCCGTGGAACATTAGCGTGGAACAAATGGAACAAAATATAACGTGATGATTATAAAAAGGTTTTTCGACTTATCCACAGGCTGACTTGACTTAGTTAGTTTTAAACGCTTGTAAGTCATTGTTTTTCACTTCGTTTTTGGGGTACTTACAAAGTATAGTTAAGCTCAAAATTGTAAGTCATTGTTTTTCACTTCGTTTTTGGGGTACTTACAAAGTATAGTTAAGCCCTGTTTTTCCAGTGTAATCAATAACATATCTATGGAACAAAAAGTTACGCTTTAACAACGCCGACACCGTGTCGGGAATGTTACCGCCTCGTGCGTTGTGGTAAATTTGAAAATACGATAACAACGCCGACATCGTGTCGGGAATGTTACCGCCTCGTGCGTTGTGGTAAATTTGAAAATACGATTGAAGCTAGGCGACGTTGCCGCCTCGCCACCTCATGGCCTTGCGACCCGGCAGGGCGCTGACCCCTTCCTTACCAGTTCCTTCGGGCCAAAAAAAACCCCCGCACTAGGCGGGGGTAACAGAGCCGACGTTGGTGTCGGTAGCGTTATGCGGAACGGCGTCCTTTTACGGTATTGCCCGGCTGCCGTTTGGAAGCGTAGGTTAGAATCGCGCGCAGATCTTTCAGGTCAGTGATCACCTTGCAGGCATCCCGGATCCCCTCGCGCGCTTCGCGGATCTCGTTATTGGCCGCTTTATCTGCCGCCTTTTGCTTAGCCTTAGCATCAGCCAGTATTTTCTGAGCCTTCGCAACCTCCGGCGAAACATTAGCGCGCCTCTCGCGCATTTTCTGAGCGGCCGTCGTTTGCTTTTTAGGTTTCGCTGGCGTCTCGAAACGGCAGCATTCACCGTTCTCTGACATGGTGCGCATACGCGACATATTGCGTTGAAAATCCCGCTCTGCGGATTTCTTTTCGATGTCGCGTGTTAGCGCACCCGCAATGTACGCTGGCCGAAAAACGGACCAATAGTAATCCGCGTCCATCTGATCCTTGCCGTTGTTCGTCAGGAATCCTGCTAATTCCGCCAGCGCCTCATCAGCCCCGCGTGCGATCGCGAATGCGCCTATTGTCTCCCCTACACTTCCGCAAATTTGGTCGAGGCGGTTTACGGAATCCTTTTCTAGCCATTCCTTAAATAACGCATCATTCTTAGCGAGATTTTTCATGGCGTCTTTTATCTTTAACGCCTGCTCCGCGTCCATGTTGCATTCATTGTTCACTGTCGGGTTCATAGTAGTTACCTTTTAACTAGGTGGCGAAATGCCACAATTCGAATTATACACTGTAAAGCCACGTATGCAAGTGATTCCGCGCCCTTGCGCCCTTGCGGCCCACCGACTCGGCAGGGCAACGGCCCTTTCCTTACCAGTTCCTTTGAGACAAAAAAATGGGGCGCCGCGTGGGCGCCCCGGATCGTTCATAATACGAAATTCTCCAGTTCTTCTTTACGAAAGATGATCTCGTGATCTGGCTCTGAAGCCAAACAGGCATAGAACAGCCATCTGCCGTCGTCATCAATGTAAGCATGAGTGATGCTGACATACTCATTAAACATTGGACTGAATGCTGTTTTGTACAGTTTTACTTGTCTATCCCAGAAAGGGTTTGTGTTGATTGCGACGTGCATTTCTTGGCAGATTCCGTAAGGTCGAAACCTAAGACAATCTCCAATATCCTCCCAAATACCGCGAACACCAGTAAGACCCATTGCCTTTTTAGCTACTCGTCGAATCTGAGAATCGGTCGTTTCATAAGAAACTTCTAAATCCTTACGACGTACCTTAGCCTCACCGCTAATGCTTATCCACAATTGGATGTATATTTTCATGGTATTTTCCTCTCAAAAAAATGGGGCGCCGCGTGGGCGCCCCGGAAAAGTTAAGGCAGGTTCGCTACCCAAAGCATGAGATCAATGACAGACTCAGTAGCCGCCATCGAAAAGAACAAGAAGGTTGCAATACCTATTGTTTTAACTGTTGCCATTGCTGGCTCCCTTCGTTTATGTAGCCAATCGCTACGGTTCAAATTGTATGGACTAAACAATACTGTGTCAAGTTAATAGACCCCACCCATACCCCACCCCCCGCATATAGTTTAGGAGTCCCGCGACTCTACCTATATACTAATCCACACACCCAATCCCCCCATTTTCAGATCCCACCCCCCCTAATCATCCAATTTCACACCCCCCGGGGGGTATTTTGCGCAAAAAATTCATTTCTTTACATTGTCAAGGCTTCAAGGCGCCGAGTTGTCAAGGCTTCAAGGCGCCGAGTTGTCAAGGCTTCAAGGCGCCGAGTTGTTAAGACTTCAAGGCGCCGAGTTGTCAAGGCTTCAAGGCGCCGATCTGCTCATGTAGGAATTCTATTTTATGTGTGAGGATAGAGACATCCGGGTTGGGAGAATTGGCGTATTCTTCTAGAGCACCTACTCGGATTTTGAGAGCATCTACTTCATTGTCCACATGGTGTAGTTCACTTAATCTTCTTTCTAGGCTTTCGATAAGCATGTCTTGCCGAGAGTCTGCAGGAAGGCTCCCCATCTCCCCACGCGGCCATTTCGTGCGGAACTCTGTATTGAGGTCCATAACAATTTTGTTCTGCGCGTTAGTGTGTTCGATCATATTCAGGCGTTCATTAATACCAGCGTAGGTCCAACTGGCTACAGCAATGGCAGTAACAATAGCGATGAGGTTGCGCAACGGGATCGTGATTTCGGTGTCTTCGTTAACGGCGGCCATGGAAACCTCCTTTTGTTGCTCTTAGTCTAATAACAGTATACGCTTTGGGAGTCCCGGCGGCATCAGGTGTTCCACCCCCGCCTTTCTCTTCCATCTGGTGCTGTCGGGACACTCTAAAGAAGGAGCCAGCATGGAACTAAGTACGACGACAGGGCTTACTCTTGGGCATATCATTAATAAGTGTTTAGCAGGATTGGCTGGTATGTTAGGTGGGTTCTCCCTATCAGTGTTCTGGCAACCCGAGAAATTACGTGCACAGAATCGGTACATAGCAGGATTAATTATAGGAGGAATCGCAGTTACAGCTTCTGTTGCATTAAGTGGATTTGTAGCAATGTGGATAGGGTTCGATTTGAATAATCCGGATATAGCTTTAGGGTTGGGGTATATCATCGGTGCACTTTCTGTAGGTGTGATTAGTTTTCTCGCCAATTACTTCAGTAGACGTGAGAATAAAGATATCGTGCAAATTGCAGAGGAATTGAAGAAAGAGATTGCAAGAATCGAAAAACCTGTTAAAGTAGATAGAATTAAGTTATCTAGAAAAGTAACTCCAAAGAAGAAAGCTGTAAGTAAGAAATCTGTAAGTAAGAAAGCTGTAAGTAAGAAGAATACATGAGTCCAAAAATCTCATCCGCTGTACCCATAGTTCCCACGTTCGACCATCCCCTTCATTTACATACTCCTGAATACGTAGAAGCTGTCGAAGACGGAAAGCGTTATTTTACGCTGGTGCAGTCACGAGGCATGAGTAGCAAGATAAGGTACTGGACCGCCGACAGTACTAACGCTCACGGTAATAAACCCGATTTGCCACTTGATGAAGCTGTGCGTGTCTCTGCAAAAACCACAGAGACATTGTTAGGTTTGGGTATGGATATCACTATAGATAAGCGTGAACAGCTTGAGTGGTTGGAGAAGAACCCTTACCCGGACCCTGATAACGAGTTGTTTCCGAATAAGACGCGCTTACCCTTGGGGTTAGATGCGATAGATATATTTAAGAGTATGGTGGTGGACCAGCGGGATTCGTATCTGGAGGTGACACCCCCTAAGCATCGCGAGTCGATGGAAGAGTTATGCTACAAATTGGGTATGGATGAGAAAGGTGTGCCAATAAATACCCCGATATTAGGTGTAGAGCCGGGGTTGCATGGGCAGATGTTGGTGAAGATGTTAGGTGAACGTAAGCGGCTCGATGAAGTATCAGAAGAAGAAAAGAAGAACATATACGTAAAAGCCAGAAAGCGTAACAAGGAACAGAAGAAAATATCGAAGGTATTACCACCCAAAGATATCTACACCAGCGCTATAGGGGTTAAGTTATCTGCATTATTGAGTGAATACGACAAGCAGATTGTGCAGGATGCGGTGCAGCTGAGGACGTACATTACGAATAAGCTGCTGGAGATATCAACTTCTGGCAATCCAAAAGACGAACTACGGGCGCTGGAGCTACTCGGTAAGATTTCAGATGTGGGGCTGTTTGTAGAGAAGAGCGAAGTCAATATCACGACAACTTCTACGGCAGCACTTGAACACGCTATAAAAGATAAGATTAACAGGATTCTAGGACAGCAGAACGTACAGATAGAAGACGCAGAGTATGAAGAGGTTCAAACCGAGACACTGAATCCGGCGGATTACGAGTTGGTAGATAATGAGTGAAGCCGCCTTAGAATTATCGGACGAAGATAAGGTTTCAAAACCGAAAAGCGAGTATTTCAAACCGAAAAAAGACGTTTCTGACCTCCCACGTAAGAAGCCTATTGACCTCAATCGCGAGACTTCTACACGCGCACAATATAATTTAACTTTACAGGAGCTTCAGGCGCTGCTTACGGCGCTTCCATCACTACCTGAGTCCGCGAAACGGTCCCTGCTGGTGGACTTGGAACGGTACGAAAAGGCTATGGACCGCGAGTCCTATGCCAGAGATTTCCTGAAATTCGTTATGAAGATGTGGCCCGGGTTCATCGGGGGCCGACATCATAAGATCATGGCCCGTGCGTTTGAGAAAGTAGCGCGTGGAGAGTGCAAACGCCTGATTATTAATATGCCACCCCGGCATACGAAGTCAGAATTTGCCTCTTATCTCCTTCCAGCTTGGTTTTTAGGGAAGTTTCCTGAGAAAAAAGTAATTCAAACTTCGCATACAGCGGAATTGGCGGTCAATTTCGGTAGAAAAGTGCGAAATTTAGTGGACGAAGAGGGGTATCGAGAGATTTTCCCCGAAACAACACTACAATCTGACTCGAAAGCGGCGGGAAGGTGGAACACCAGCAGGGGAGGTGACTATTTCGCTATCGGTGTAGGCGGTGCGGTGACCGGTAAAGGTGCGGATTTGCTGATTATTGACGACCCGCACTCAGAACAAGAAGCCACAATGGCTGAAACCAACCCGGAAATCTACGATAAGACCTACGAGTGGTATACATCCGGCCCAAGACAGCGACTTCAGCCGGGTGGGGCTATCGTGATCGTGATGACCCGCTGGTCCAAGAGGGATTTGACGGCGCAAGTGCTGAAAGCGGCGGCGCAGAGGGATGGCGAAGAGTGGGAGGTGATTGACTTCCCTGCCATTATGCCAAGCGGTAACCCGCTATGGCCTGAGTTCTGGCCTCTTGAGGAGTTAGAGGTTTTAAGAAATGAGCTACCTCACGGCAAATGGATGGCGCAGTACATGCAGGAGCCGACCAGTGAGGCGTCTGCGATTGTCAAACGAGAGTGGTGGCGTGTGTGGGAAAGAGACAACCCGCCGCCGTGCGACTTTATATTAATGAGTTGGGATACGGCGTTTGAGAAGCATAACCGTGCAGACTATTCGGCTTGTACGATATGGGGAGTGTTCTATACCGAGAATGATGGGGGAGATGAGGGGTTTTATGTAGCAGATAGAGACAGAGGACGTCCTGACGCGAATATTATTCTGCTGGACGCATTCAGGGACCGGATGGAGTTCCCAGAGCTGAAGCGGGTAGTGGTCAAAGCGTATGAGGAATGGAACCCTGACGGAGTGATTATTGAGAAGAAGGCCAGTGGCGCACCTCTTATATATGAGTTACGTGCTATGGGCATCCCCGTGCAGGACTTCACACCTACCAAGGGAAACGATAAGATTGTTAGGTTAAACACAGTGTCCGATATCTTTGCTTCAGGTAAAGTATGGGCACCCGAAACTCGTTGGGCAGAAGAAGTCATTGAAGAGGTGGCGAGCTTCCCGGCAGGCGAGCATGATGACTATGTAGATTCAGTGTCTATGGCACTAGCAAGATTTCGACGCGGGGGCTATATTCGTACAGCATTAGATGAACCGGATGATGAAATCAGATATTTCCGGAATCGTTCTGTGCGTAAAGGTTATTACTGAGGTGCATAATGGCTATTGAAATTAATCAAGAGGGTAATGCCCTTGAAGTTGTTATTGATGATAACGGTGAACGACTTCCGGGTGAAGAAGACCCCGTTATGCCTGAAGTAGGACTAGAGATAGAAATTGATTTTGGAGATAAAGAAGAAGGATTAGAAGCCGAAGAAGACGGCGAGTTCTTTGAAAATCTTGCTGAAGTTCTATCTGAAGAAGCATTAACTAAGATTTCTAGCGATTTAATTGGTGATTTTGATGCGGATTCAGCCTCTCGGAAGGATTGGATTCAGACTTATATCGACGGACTTGAGCTTCTTGGGTTAAAGATAGAAGAGAGAACGGAACCGTGGGACGGTGCATGTGGTGTATTCCATCCACTATTAAGTGAAGCACTGGTTAAGTTCCAGTCGGAAACGATTATGGAGACTTTCCCGGCGGGAGGTCCAGTAAGAACTAAGATTATTGGTAAGGAAACGCCTGAAAAGAAACAGGCTGCTGAAAACGTAGAGGCTGATATGAATTATCAGCTGACGGAAGTGATGACTGAGTATCGTCCTGAGCATGAACGGATGCTTTGGGGTTTGGGGTTATCCGGTAATGCGTTTAAGAAGATTTACTTTGACCCATCGCTTGACCGGCAGGTAGCTATTTATGCGCCCGCCGAGGATGTCATCGTGCCTTATGGTGCGTCAGATTTAGAATCTTCGGAGAGGATTACGCATGTTATGCGTAAGACGCATAACGAGGTTCGGCGGCTGCAGGCGACGGGGTTTTATCTGGATATTGACCTCCCAGATCCGGAGAACGGTGAGACTTATCTTGATGAAGTAGATAAGAAGATCGCTGAAAACATGGGTTTCAGCGTGTCGAACGACCACCGGCACCGGTTGTTGGAGATGCAGGTAGATCTGGATCTCAGTGAGTATGACGAAAAAGACCCGTGCGTTAAGAGCCTTGGGAATGACATTACGATAGCCGTTCCGTACATAGTAACTATTGACTACGGGTCAAGAGAAGTTCTGTCTATCCGTAGGAATTGGAACGAGGATGATAACTCCTACCAGAAACGTGCGCATTTCGTGCACTACTCTTACATTCCCGGGTTCGGGTTCTATGCGTTCGGTTTGATTCATTTATTAGGGGCGTTTTCAAAGTCGGGAACGTCCATCATTCGACAGCTAGTCGATGCAGGTACGCTATCTAATCTTCCCGGTGGATACAAAACTAAAGGGTTACGGGTTAGAGGTGACGATACACCGATTGGTCCCGGTGAGTTCCGAGATGTAGATATTGCTTCAGGCAGTCTACGCGACAACATCATGCCGCTTCCGTTCAAGGAGCCGAGTGCCACACTGTTTCAGTTGATGCAGAGTATTATCGAAGAAGGGCGTCGGTTTGCGTCGATTGCGGACCTGAAGATCAGTGATATGTCCGCGCAATCCCCCGTTGGGACAACGCTGGCTGTATTGGAGCGGATGCTTAAAGTAATGAGTGCTGTGCAGGCGCGAGTCCACAGCTCCATGAAACAGGAATTTAAGTTATTAGCAAAGATTATTAGGGATTACACGGACGATTCTTATACTTATGAACCGTTAGAAGGCGATCCTAGAGCTAAGAAATCCGACTACGACTATGTAGAAGTGATACCGGTATCGGATCCCAATTCCGCTACGATGGCTCAGCGCGTCGTCCAGTATCAAGCAGCTTTACAGCTTGCTCAGACAGCTCCTCAACTCTATGACTTACCTACACTGCATAAGCAGATGTTGAATGTTCTGGGGATTAAAAACGTCAATAAGATTCTACCGACTGAAGAAGATATCAAACCTCTGGACCCTGTGTCTGAGAACATGAATATCTTCAAGAATAAACCAGTAAAAGCGTTTATTCATCAGGACCACGAAGCACATATGCAGGCGCATATGTCGCTTATCCAAGATCCGATGATTCAGCAGACTATTGGCCAGAGTCCAGCAGCTCAGGTTATCCAAGCCGCACTACAAGCGCATATAGGTGAACATTTAGCGTTTCTATATAGGAACAAAATTGAAGAGCAACTCGGGACACAATTACCGCCCCCGGATGAGCCGCTACCTGCGGAAATTGAAGTG